CAATACCCTGACGTTCTTGTTGGGCGGCCAGCATTTTGTCTTTGATAACACGACGTTCAGCATAATAGTCAATAATCAAAGATGGTAGAACACCAACGGTATCTTTCTTGAAGTGTACACCATTGGCGGCCATAGAAGTAGTTTTATCTGGATTTTTGGTATTAGTACCAGCAAGACAAGTATCAGGCGTAACACCAAGTGTAGTACCAGAAATAATAGTTTCAGGAGACATGTTCCATTGAACAATAATGTTAGGATAGAGTGAGTTCAAATCAAAAGATACAACCCAGTCATGCAAACCAATTTGAGGAGGTTTAACATAACCACCAGCAAAGCCAGACTCTTTAACTTCACCAGTACGTATTCCATCTTGTGTTACATGAGTATGATTGTTAGTTCCAACGGTTGATCCAGCTTTTACATATTCTGTATTACCAGGAATCTTATTAATGTTTGGATAGATGTTTTTACTAGAAAGAGTACGGTAGATAATAGTATCCCACATTGCTGTAGTACCAAACGTATCCATATAGTTAATACCTGCTTTGTAAGCTATAGTCATTACCAAAGTAATAAGACCCATCTTATCTTCTAGGCGATCAACTAACTCTACATCCTTGATATTGTAATCAATAAACTTTTGGAAGTCAGCTTTATACAAACCAAACAAAGAAGAGTGTTCTTCATAAGACAGTTTCTTTTCACCAAGTACCACGTGTGAGATATGATTAAGTGAATATGATTCTTGTGGACCATATGCATAACCAAACTTTTTGAACATATCCATATAGTCAAGTGTAACAATACCATATAGTTCATAAGTAGTAAGATCGCGACCTTTGAACTTCATAATTCTTTCATTGATATGACCCCAAGGTGAAAGACGATTTGCTTGGCCTTCACCTAGAATCTTATTAATACGATGTACCATGTATGGTACATCAAACCCACGTACGTTCCAGCCGGTGATTACATCAGGACAGTGAGCTGGTGAGTTCCACCATTTAAGGAAGTCTGATAGTAGATGGATTTCATTATCCATTTTACGATAGACAACTTCGCATTCTTGCATAATAGACTTTGAAACGTCGTAATCACCAAAGCCCCAGACAAAATAGACATTGTCAATATTGTTTTTGCATGCAATAGAGATAATAGGTTGGGCAGCTTCATCAGGCTCTGGGAACCCGTTATCAGACTGAACTTCGATATCGATTGAAGTGATATTAATGCGATCACGATCAAACTCAATATCACCATCCCATTCTTCGGCAATATATGCATTTACATAGTTAGTTGAACCATAGATGTTAAAGCTATCAACATCCTCATATGTTTTTACAAAGTCACGAGCACTACGCATAGTATCAAATAGACGTGGCTCAATTACTGCTCCATCAAGACCATTAACGCCAGTCTCAGGCTTTTGAGACTTGACGTAAAGCGTTGGCTCATACTTAATTTCTTTGTTTACTGGCTGGCCATTTTCATAGCCACGGTATAATAGCTTGTTGCCATAACGATTAATAGATGTATAGAATTTCAATAGGGTAAACCTCCATAATGTAAGTATATTATATCACATCTCTGTGCAAATGTAAAGGACTTTTTTACACTATTAACTTACTATTTGCAGGTGTTACTAGCTTTGAAAACATTTGTTGGTATTGGTTTTTAAGTTCAGTCACAGGTTCTACAACAAACATAACATTCTTAGACTGTGTTTCAATTCCATCTTTAGCATCTGAATATGCCATGAATGGAGCCAAACCTAGTTGATTGTTTTGTGTTGGTATTAGAATTGCTACATCTTTAAGAGTGTAGCCTGTAGAAGAAACTTTAGTTGAGCAAATAAGCTCTTCGCCTGTTGTAAGACGTACGATTTTAATATTGTCCATAATATAGACTCCCATGTTATAAAGAATGAGAGCCGCCGTAACGGCTCTCAAAGATATTTATTTTACAGCCAGATACCTTTACGTTGTAATTTTTGCAAACGCTGCTCTAGATCTACGTGATCTACAGAATTTGCAAGATACTTTGTATAAGGATCCATCCATAAATTAGTCCACCATTTATTAAACTTACTTCTCATTAATACCGAACTCCTTATGAATAGACTGAATGCATTTTGCATTCAAATCTGATACTAAGTTCCAATATTCGTCTGAGCGGTATTCACCAATGTCAATCATTTGTCTTGCAACGTGCTGATTTGCTTGGGTTTGTCTTGCGATAATCCAACCAATCATTACACCTTCAAGTGTTTTCTTAACACCAGTGTATAATGCATTAAGTAGTTTCCCTGAGAAGTTCAGGCTCTGTAGTGCTATTGCTGTCATTGTTTTCCTCGTAATTAGAATTGATTTTAATTTTACGAGGTCGCTTCTCTTCAGGTAGGACCACTTCTAAATTGACCGTGAGAATCCCGTCCTTCATGTCTGCACCAGTGACTTCTGTGTATTCGCTTAAGCGATACGATTTACTAAACTTACGAGCACTAATCCCTTTATGAACATACTCGTCCTGTGATCTCCGTTGTGGACGATCTCCAGTAATAGTAAGCACGTGGTCTTTTAGTTCGATATCAATATGTTCTTCATTGAAACCAGCTACTGCTAGCTCTACAATGTAGTTCATTTGATCAACTTTAACTACGTTATGTGGGGGATATGTATCCTTTGCATGGGCATGGACCTGTTCCAGCCTATCAAAGATGTGATCGAAACCTAAAAATGCGTTTCGTGGATATGCGAAATTACCTGTCATGTGTTACCTCCTATGACTTAAGCAAGGTTAAATTAAGGACCCGCTAGCGCGGCATCCAGTTTTATTTATACAAGCAAATTACTTACTTGCAATCTATGACTACTTATTTGTTCCAATATTATACTTGGGACAAAGTTGCCATTGATCTTTATCCTTATAGGAAATGATTTTGATTTGTCGTAATGGAGCTTTTTCTTTTGCCTGCTCATTATTGACAATAGTTATAAGTCCCCAGTCCGACAGCAACGTCGCAACTGTGTTCCTACGTTCAATATCATTCTCCATAAGATTAGATGGTTTACCATCCAATAAAAAGAGTTCTTTAAAGTGTGTGATAAAATACCTGCCTTGCTTATGTAAGATATGGCAAGATTGATATAGCATATTATCTTTACGAGATGCTACGCCAATACGAGTAAGTGTTTCACGCACTTTAAGAAAATCATCTGGTTCATTAAGCACAACTTCCAGCATCATAGCTGGTGTCCACTCCTGTACTTCGTTATTTTGATCTTCCACCTTTAGTCACCTTTTGTTTCAATACATTAATCTGTTCATCGTTTAGTAAGGTGAGAGCTTGGCGAGCTTTTTCATTGCTATAACCATAATATTCTTTGACTGCTTCTAATGAGTCAGTCTTATCAGCTTTCAACCACTTGCTAAAACGCTTTTGTTTCCTAATTGTATTTATAAGAAAATCAAATTGGAGGCGATTATCCAAGTGGTGATTACGATTCATTTCATTTGCTAACAAAGCTGTATCATAAAAGTATGATAGACCTCTATTAACCATAAATGCACTATACTTCTTTTCAGCTTCTTCATCTACCATAAGATCTTTTTTGGTAGTATTAATAGCATTTAGATATTCAAACGGGGTCATTTGGTGCTTCCTCCTGATCAAGATGCCAATGAGTGACATCACCAGTTAACCATCCGCTTTGCTCATCATTAACAAAGATGTGCATACCATTATAAGTTACACCCTTTTCAGATACGTAATATCCTTCAAAGGTACCACGCCAGCTGCCAACTGGCTTAAAATAATACCAAAGTCGTTGACCAACTTCAGGCATTTTATCTTCTACTTTATTCCACATTAAAACCATCCTAGTTTAATACCATTGTGCGCAATAATAAAGAAACACGCAACAAGGTGGGTAATAACCCATATTGTCCTCAAAACAGCAGCAATATCGCTTTCTTTTGTATCGCCAATCTTGCTGCCAATTGTTTTAGCCCATATTCTCCACATTGTACTATGCAAACTCGACATTAGCCATAAGCTCCGTCATGCATGCAACCATGTTTAATTCATGGTCGGCTACAAATGCATTCTTATACTGATAGTCAGCAAGAATAAGAACTAGTTGTGGAATTGAATGTGGTTTAGCCATAGTGGCCATATTATCATAAATCATTCTAAAGATTTGTTGTGGTTCAACATCAATATTATTAGCAACCCATAAACGCATCTTTTTGAAGTCTTTATTCTTAAGATGGTTAGTCAATTCACTTTGATCTTGAATAAGAGTAACTGAACTTGCTTCGATTTTACCAGATACACTATAACGTTGGCATTCACCAAGTACTCTGCGGAAATCTGGGAAATGCTTGTTAACGATATTAGCAACTACAGCTGGTTCAGCTTCAACACTTTCGTCTTGCAAAATCTTTTGTAGCCTAACAAAGAACTTATGAGCAATACCAGCTTTGTGTTCTTTTGGAATACTAAAGTCATATACTGAACATCTTGAATGAAGTGGTTCAATGATACGGTTCTTAAAGTTACATGTAAGGATAAACCTACAATTGTTTGAAAACTCTTCAATGAATCCACGCAAGGCGGGTTGGGTTGATTGAGGATTGAGATAATCAGCCTCATCCAGAATTACTACCTTGTACCCACCTTGCAGTGAAACAGAAGAAGCGAACTGTTTAATCTTACCACGTAGTGTATCAATGTTACCTTCTTCTGATCCATTAACTACAATATGGTCTAGATTTAGTTCATTACATAATGCTCTTGCAACTGTGGTCTTGCCCGTACCAGCAGAACCAGAGAACATCATATTTGGAAGCTCACCCGTATCTAGGATAGCTTGGAATGTGTTCTTCATCTCATCAGTAAGAACACAATCATTAATTGTTTGTGGGCGATACTTTTCGACCCATAGGAATTCAACACTCATTCACTTTCTCCATCATAAAAATATATTATATCACACTTTTGAGTGATTGTAAACAGTTTATTTTTGAAACTGTACTGTATAAGTCTTTCCCATCCACTCAAAAGTAATTTTGCTATGTGAGTACAAACTCATAGACTCTTCTTTATAGCGCGTTTCAACATTGCACACTCTCTTAGTACCACCACTAGCGTTACTATTTGAATGCCCAAGCATACCACCAAGTAGTGCTCCAACTGTTCCTCCATTTTCTACATTTTTAGTTACGTTGTTACCGATAATACCACCAATGATAGCGCCTTTAAGCATATCACCAGATTTATCACCAGATACTGTTACATCCCTACAAACTTCGACTTTGTAGGGAACTTGATTAATTACTGTCTTATTGTAGTCCATAACATGAGGGTCATGTGCTAAAGCTGGATGACAGGCAGTTAATGTCATAAACCCAGCAATTGTCATTTGTTTAACCATTTGGTACCAATCCTTCTAAAATTAAGTTCATTTCAGACTGCTTAGATTCGTCTTCTTTAACTCCATCTACAGCATCGTCTAGTTCTTTGAACGCCTTATTTGATCTTAGCTTAGAGTAAAGCAAACGGTCTTTACGAAGACGATTTACAATAATCTTATTTGCTTCAAGGTCATTATACTCAAGAAGAACAAAAGCACGGTATTGAGTACCATCAGGGAATACTTCAGCTTCTGATACTGCATAACCCGCAACATCTACATCAGCAATAATATTCTTAGTGACCTTTTCAACTTCATTTAGTGTTGCTACATCAAGATCAGTAGATCCGACTTTAGCAATAAAGTTTTTAGTTTGAGAACGAACTTTACCATTGATCCTATCAGCCAAAGTCGTCTTAGCATTAAGTACTGCAATATCATAACTTAACTGTAGATCAGGAGTTACGGCAGTACCTACTGCAAAAATACTTTCGTCTTTTACAGGAATTTTAGTAAACCATTTAGGCATTCTATCGATTTGCTCTTCAACCATCTCACGTTGTTCTTCAATAACAACTGCTTGAGTGATTTTTTCATTACTACTACATGCAGCAAGAGCAACAGCTGCAAGTGGTAAGGTTAGGAAGTATGATTTCAATTTTCTCTCCATAATATACTACTTCAATATAGTCACTAGCAACCCAATGCTACTAGCCATGTTTCCAAAGTTGAATACTCTATTCGACTTTTGTGGAACTGGTTTTGCCCAACCTTTCATAAAGTCTTCAGTCTCAGTAAAATCAATTACTTCGTCTTTTTGACTTACTACTACGGGTGTTTCATCTGGAGTACAATCCATGGTTGTAGTACCAGTTAGTATTTCAGGTGAAACAATTTTAATAATATTCTCTTTAGCCCTTACCTCAGCATGCATACAAGCATTTGTTTCAGTTTGATCAGGACCAAATACGAATTTACCTTTAGTGTGATATTCTGTTCCTTCAATTTTAACATTCATTGAAACTACACAAGCTCTGGTATCTTCTATGTAAGGGAAAACCTTACGCTGATAATTGGTCATTGACTCAATCTTATGCGTAAAGTTTCCACCTACTTGGTGTGTGTACTTACAATTAGTCGTCGCTAATGTCTGTGTCGACAAAAGCATCCCCGTCGTCAGTATCACCAAGGTCTTCATTACTTTCCTCCACTGGTTTGTTTGCTTCGGCAAAGGCAGCAATACGTTCTCGTACAGCTCCAACAGATGCCAATTCATTACCTTTAAACGCTCCTCGTTCAGAGCATGCATCAATAATCTTTACAACTGAAAAAAGATCATTAACATTTAGTTGTGGTGCTTCAGCCATATTATTATCCTCCATAGTTAGAAGCCTTTTCCAAAGCGATAAAGTATTCTACCGCTGTGTCAGTATTAGTCCAACTAGAAATTAGTTTGGACGAGATTTTGACATTATAGTCACCTTGAATAATCTTGAAGTTAGCGATATTAAAGATGAATCGATATGGAGCACTCGCTGGGGGTCCATCGACTGACAGCTCAAAGTTGTTGGCCGTAGCATCTTCCACATCAGTTACTCGAATAGTGATGTGTGCATCGCCTGGATTAGCAGTGATGACTACATCGCTAACTCCAAGAGCTGACGCTGCCTTTCGCATTTGGGCGATATTATCGGCAGTCAGCGTAAGTGTAACCTCAGGGTCCGGCATGGTAATGACCTTTGATGGAGATGTTAAAATGGAAGGATCCGAGAAGTAGTAATTAACTGATTTACGTTCCTGCACAATTTTGACAGATTTATAATCAGGTGAGAACTGCAACTCAGGGTCATCAAACATGCTTAGGACTCCGAGGAACTCGTTTAGGTCATAGATACCTAATAGATTGTCGGGGAAAGTTTCAGCAACTGTGGCGGTAGACATAATGTTTTTTGCCTCGCTCATAGTCTTAATTTCATTTCCACCGTTGAATACGATATTTGAATTGATTGATGCGAAGTTTTTCAACACATCGCGGGTTTCATTAGATAGTTTCATTATTTAGTATCTCCATTGATTTTCATATTGTAATTAGTATTATATACCATTTGAGGCGAATTGTAAACCCCAAAAGTGCATTCAGCTTGACCTTTTTCATAAGGATCTTCTTTATGATCTTCATCATGTTGATGCAAAGCAATAAGTGCATAGTGTAAGATTTTCATAATATCTTTACGGTTTGCACCATCTTTCTTACCATACCTTTGGGCATACTTTAGAACATTACCTAAAGCGAATCCCATACCATGACCACAGTCAATAATAAATTCAGTTGATTGAAATTTATTCTTTGAGTAGTGACCATTGTAAGTTCCGTCAATATACTCTTTTAGTTCTCTGATAAGAGTGCCTTCATTGAATTTATATTCTACCATTATACGATTTCCTCAATTATGTCGTTAAGTGCATCATGTTGTGCACGTATATCTGTTAGATCTGCTTCGCCAACATTAGTTGTACCATCCACTTTTTGATATAGATCAATAAAGGCATCTTTAGTATCTTGATCAAATCTATTAACGCAAAGCTCAATAGCTTTATTACGATCACCAAAGATCGAATATGTTTGAACAATATGACAAAGACGTCTTGTAGAGACTAGATCATCTACACCACCGTCTTCAAATGTTTTACGAATCGTTTCAGACCAGATAGTAAGTAGCTCTGCGAATTCAGTATCTTTCTTATTAAACTTTTCCATATGCTTAACAATGATACGCTTTTCAGTACCAGAAGTAGGATAAGGTTGTTCCATTGTGATTGTAAACCTTTCAAGGAAAGCTTCATCAATGATATTGGCTGCAATGAACCGACCATCTTCTGATCCTTTACCTTTAGTGTTTGCGGTAGCCATAACGTTAAACCCTGAGGCAGGTGTTACAACTTCACCAGTCTTTTTAATAAGAACAGGCTTACCTTCAAGGACACCCTGAAGACACATAATCTTATTTGAACCACGATCAAGCTCGTCAATAAGAAGTAACGCGCCTTGTTTCATAGCTTTAATGACTGGGCCTTCGGCAAAAACGGTTTCACCATTGACCAAACGGAATCCACCAATCAAATCATCTTCGTCAGTTTCAGGAGTGATTTGAACTCTGATGTAATGCTTACCTGCTTTAGCACAAGCTTGCTCAATCATCATAGTCTTACCATTACCTGAAAGACCTGTAACATAAGTTGGATAGAAAGAATTAGAGGCAATAATAGCTTTGATATCACTAAAATGACCCCACTGTACAAAGTACTGATCTACACTTGGAATGAAGATCTCATCGTTCATAATTGATTGAACGTTAGTTGGCACTTGAGGCTTCTCCTGAGTAGTAGGTTTATTTTGAAAAGGCAAGATTTGTGCTTGCAAGTTATATACACCATAACGAACTTTAGAGCCAAGATTGAAAATCCGGTCTACGTCTTTATGAGAGATACTCATTTGATCAGCAATAATCTTAAGTTCAGGTTTACGAAACTCTACCTTTGAAGGATAAGTTGACGCAACCTTTTCGAGCAGTGCTCTTTGTGAAAATGTAAGTTCTTTGTTCATAATATAGTCTCCAAATCAAGTAGTCTTTTTCCATTTTGTAAGTATATTATATCATACTTTTTGCCCATTGTAAAGGATTATTTTCAATATAATTTACTTTTTTTTGGTGGTCGCAGAGAGATTCGAACTCCCGGCCTCTGGTTTCGTAGACCAGCGCTCTATCCAGCTGAGCTATGCGACCGTCTCGGCGAACTTAACTGCTAATGTTCTATTAGCTTTCTTTGAACCAGCATACTTCTTAAATGCTCTAGCTATCTCACCTTTCTTAGCATTATCACGTACTTCAAAATCTTCATTAGTTGTATCAAGTGATTTACGATCATTACGAAGTATGAAATAACGGTCATAACCCAATACATTGTCCATTGCATAGAACTTTTGTTTCATGAATGTTCTACGAGCTTGATTAGTCTCATCCCACGAAATAGTATTATTTGCCTGTGATAAAGCATAATTGAAGTCGTGTCTAGCATTAGCTAAGAAGTAACCAGTAATAGAAGAACAGTAGTGTTTCTTAAGATTAGTTAAAAGAGCAGAAGTAAGTCTGTCACGTTTGTCTGTCTTAACCAAGTTACCGCTTACGTTGATAGCATATCCAGCACGGTTATAACTATCTACAAGCATTTCTTTTTCATGACGTTTAACACTAATTCTGCCACCAGCTCCATCTGTTAGAAGTACGAAATTAGTCTTTTGAATATTGTACTTCTTAGTGAACTTATTGATCAAACTAGGAACAGCCATTAGAGCTTCATCTAGTGGTGTACCACCAAATTCTTCAGCAGCTGATTGATATGGATAGATCCTGTTATCTAATCTGTAGCAGTTATTATATAACTGACGGATGCACTTATCTTGATCAGCTTTCTTAAGAGAAGAAGAAGCAAGTGGGATAAGTTTAACATCACGATGATCTACACTTCCGTATGGAATATAAGCATTCTCCAAACGGCTACCACGCTGGGATGTAAAGCCAATCACTTCATATGGAATGTTAACCTTACGGCAGAACATTGTAAGCACTAAAATTTGCTTGATAACAGAACCAAGTGTATTTGACATTGAACCAGAATAGTCAACCATCATAAACATACCATGATTTTTAGCATCAGGTAAATTAGTCATACGCTTAAAGATGTCATCAGTGTACTTATATGCATACAACTTATTAACATCTAAAGAACCTGAACGAGCAGTTTGGGCTCTTGTAGATCTCCAAGCTGCCTTACGCATTTCAAACTCTTTAGCCATGATTTGAACGATCTTCTTATTCTCGCTCATAAA